CGCCCTCATAGGTAAGCGATGCACGGGTTAGCGCCTCTGGATTGTATTTAACCGTACGATAGATACGGCGATAGAAGTCTTCGGTTGCACGATAGAAACGGGCAAAGTTACGAGCAGACATAGCCAGCTGGCTACGGACTGCTGGATTATCTACGAATGCAAGTACACGGTCTTTTGCTAGGTCTTCTGCAATAGATACGATATGAGCCTTGGCTGCATCCTCAGCTACTTTGAGTTCAGCACCTGTTTTACCAGCAGTGAACTGATTCATAATGCGCTTTTCGAAGCCAGTAGCACGCATATCTTTACGAATGCGAATCATTGAGTCAATGACAAGTGGCTCACGTGAGAAGCGAGCGTTAGCTTCACCCATATAATCCCAAGTTTTATCAACCAAAGACGCTGCAAAATTATCGCTATCTGAAACAGGTACAAGAGTTGGTCCAGATACCCACTCTGGGGCTAGTTGTGGATTCATCTTATTAGGCAAATCTTCTAGGCGGAAGTCTTTAGTTGAAATGACCATATCGCCTTTTTCGTTACGGAAGCGAATCTTATTCAGTAGGTCATCATTTATGTCGCCATTACGCTTAGAAACAAGGTTCTTGGTCGCCTGAACTACGCGCTCTGCGTGAACGCGGGTAGATGCACCAGTGTCATACAACGAGAATTTACTGCGCTCTTTGAGTGGTAATTTATCTAAGTATTCTTGAACAGCGTCTACTGCTCTTTTGCCTTCATTGTCTAGATTCATAAGGGCAATGCGACCTAAATCATCCCTAGAAACAATACCAATTTGAACCATCCAACTAATACGAGATTCATCAGATGCCACTGGATTGAACTCTGAATAGTCTTTTAAGCCTGTAGATTGTTTGAGTTTCTTCCCATTGATTTCAATGGCACCCACTTTGCCAAACTTAGATACATCGGTAGTGGCGTTAAGGTACTGATCTCCACCACGAAGGGCATTCTTGCCACCCTCTGCTACGGCGCCAAGTGTGTCATCTAGGTATCCGTGTTCTGCAATCTCAGCAAGAAGTTCTGAGCCTTCTTTGTCGAGCTTACCCACTACCTTAGACTCAAGGATGGCTCTAGCCATAACCTTTTGTGCTGCTCTTGTATCTCCGGATGCAATGGCTTCATCCATCAATTTAGAATACTCTTCACTTTGCTTGCGATATACAAGTTTATTGATAAAGCCTAGATTGTTTGCGCCCTTTGCTTGACGTAGTTTTGTAGAAAGTAAGCGTGCTTTTGCCACACCCCAAGGTGAATCTCCTACAGCAAGATGAAGCATCAAGTCTTCTGCTGCGTTACGTACTGGGAATCGAGGACCAGCAAGGGTACCGATTGACCAATATGAAGTCATACGCTCTGCCCACTTCTGGTGGGATACTCCCATAACTCTGTCAATGATGCCGGAACGAGCAGCTAATCTATCTAGGTCAATAATGGATGGGACTGCCATATTTGGCGACAACTGATATCCAAAGATAGCCATCTGTTGCCCATTAAATTCTGCAGGATTTGTAACTTCGGTTACTTCATCACCAAATTCATTTACCTTACGCTTTACGATTGATGCGGCATATTGTTTATTGCGGCCAGAGCCAGCAAACTCATCCATATAAGACTTACCTGATGCACTCTTTGATACACCACGTATCTCAGCGACAGTATTCCATAGACCTGCGAAGATTTGCTTACGCTGACCCTCATTACCAGCAGCAAAAGCCTCTGAAATTAGACGAGAATGGTAGCGGGTATTACCTAAACGAGCTAAGCGATATACCTGAGTTGCAGCATCTGATGCGTTAACGTCAAAGAACCCATCCTTGAAGTAAGGAATGGTTGTGAACTTGCGTGCAAAGCGATCAAGACGACCTTGAATTTGAGCAAGTGGCATACGATATCCGCCGTCTGCGCCCTTGAATCGTCCTACTTGACGTTCTGCTTGAGCAATGTCCTCAGCACGGGTAGTAATACCAGTAGCAATATCTTGATATTCTGGTCCAGTACCATATAAAGCCTGAACAAGTTTCTGACCTACGCTATCAATGTTAAAAACTTTGTCAGTTGCCGTAAAGAAATTGATACGAGCCTTGCGTGCTGCATCTAAAGTTGGGATAAGTGGGGTCTTTCTAGCTGATTGGCCAGCTAGAATTGTTTTTATATCTGTCTGATTCTGTAAATAAGCCTTAGCAGTGTCAGCATTCTTAACGCCTGCACTGATAAATTCATCAACGGCGGCGGGACCAAACTCTGGCGCTATACGCCGTAGCGCTGTTGAGGCCTTTTCTGCAGCAACAATATCTTTTGCAGCACGAGCATTCTTAAGATTATCAAGTTCTTTGCCGTAGGTATCAAAAAAGTTAACTACGCCTTTGTTTTCAAATACTCTGTCTACGCTCTTGACATCACCAGCAGTGGCCATAAGGTTGCGGCCATAGGTAAACTTTTCTTTTCCAAGGACATTGAAAAGCAAGAAGTTTCCAGCATCATAGGATTTCTTTGCTTTACCAAGTATAAGTGTAGGATCTGCAAATACTCGATAAGCAGCATCTGTAAATCCTGAGATGCCTTTGTATAAGAAGCCAGAACTTTCTAAGCCTTCTGTAAGCAATAAGTTTGCTAGTTGACGACCAGGTGAGTACTTAGCAGCCTGTACTTTATCAAGCGCATCTTGGAATAATTTGTCTTCACCTTTGGCTGCAGTTGAAGCAATAAGTTTTTCTGCATCTGTTCCGCCGGCAATAATCTCATCCAACGGTATGCCCTGAGCAACCTTGACTGCTACGTTAATACGGTCTGTACCATATTTATTCTTAGCGTCAGCAAGACGAGTTGGACTAAATACTTGGTCGCCCTTGTCATTTGCCATCTTAAAGGCTTTATCTAAATCTACGCCTTGGTCGATTGCGATTGCTCCAGTGCGGTAGACGCGGGTCATAAAGTCAGATACTTCGTTTAGTGCGCCAAATACACGACCAATACTTTGCTTGACACCTTGGCCTGCATAATGGATTGCTCCACCAAGCCAGCCGCGCTTTTGCTCTGGTGCCTCTGAATCATCTCCACCAAAGAGTGCTACGTGAGCAGTCTGTTGATCTTGTGGTAACGATTGAAACTTCTTCTGAGCTACCGGAGCAGGCAGCGCTAAAAGGTTCTTGTGGGAATCTAATAACTTCTGCAAGCCATCAACTTGAGCCTTTTGCTTTGGCGTAAGATTGGCTTGTGCTGCTGCTGATGTAATAGAATTTTGTGGCACTACATACCTCGCGCTAATGCACGTTGATAAAGAATTTCTACTTCTCCACTTTGGTCATAGGGAAGCATTCTTGATAAAATGTCAGATAATTTTTCTTGAGTTGTTGGAGCCATTGCTAAAGTCTCTGGCCCAGGACCTGCTCCTAGAGGAATACCTGATGTGATTGGTTCATTTGGGCGCTCTGATGGAGCATATAAAGGTGTAATAGGCGTCTGGCTTGGAGCCATACCCATCTCGCTACGTGATGTTGGGCGTACATCTGGTGTTCTAGCAAGTGGAGCGCCTGCTTTGATAGCGGCTTGCTCTACACCTGCGCCATATTCTGGCGATTGAAATGAAAGTCCATCGGTTCTTGTGGAGAATTTACCTGGACCTGCTGGGCCTGCTAACGGACCTCTAGCCATTTGGATCCTCCATCTTCTCTAAATCTTGTGTGAATTGTTCCCAAGCCTTATTAACTTGAGTCTTTCTAATTGCGTTATATGTTGCCAAATCTAAAAGTTCTTCTGCGAATACGTGAATTGCGCTCATTACATTATGAAACAGTCCTGCGAATACAACTAAAGTATCAGCGAGACGGACAGAGCGTGGAACATAATCTGGTTCTTCTTTCACGCTCTATCCTCTCGTATTAAATACACTAAGCCTTCTTGCCTTTACGAGCCTTAGCAGCATAGCCGAAATCGACTTTACCGCCTTTTGGCTTCTTCATATCTTTCTTGCCTTCTGTTGGCTTTGCCATAGAAGCCTTTGCACGACCACCTTTTTTCATATCACACCTCCCTTACCCTGCAATAGATGCGAGTAACGACGCTATATCTGGACGAGCGCCAGCAGCAGGGGCCGCACCAGTCATCATTTCTGGAGTTGGCTGCGAGGCAGGGGCTGGGGCCATACCTGCTGCTGGAACTTGTGCGCCCATCATTTCTGCTGGGACTTCTGGTTGAGGCTCTGGAGTAAATACTTCTTCTATGATTGTCTCAAGTTGCTTACCCTTTTGACGACCCTTGATTACTTCGGCGATTCTGGAAACGATTTGAGAAGGATCTTGACCTTGTGCTGCAAGCGCAGGAATAGTCTGGGCGTACTGAGCAACAGCAACGCGCAGAGAATCGCGCATCTCTTCAATATCCACACGCTGTTCTTCTTGAGTGACATTTAACTCCATCGGAATCTCACGACGTACATAGTCGCGGCTTACAAGTTTGTCGCTACGCATCTGTAGCAAAGCAATGATTGCGTTGTTTGGATTGAGGCCGGACATAATTCCGTAGCGAACATCTACTCCATATTCGCTTCTGATGTCACGGCTTGGCACATACTTCATATTGAATGGAGTGCCGTCATCTACTCCCTTGATTTCCTTGGTCATATTGCCAAAGATTTTTTCGTCAATCTCAAAGCAGAGTGATGTTAGTTCTGTAAATAGGCGTGCAAACTGTGCTTGTGCTGCACGTACCTGAGTATCAAAGCCAGCTTGGAGTGCTTGAACTCCACGACCTGTGATAACAGAGGCATCGATATTACCGCTGCGAACCTCTGGGTAACGTGAACCTAGACGTAGTTCACGCTCTAGTACACCAGATTCTGTGAAGACTCCGTTTGGAAGTTCTAGCGGCACACGGCGGATTGCTTGGGGATTAGCTGAACGCATAATCGCGTCAGGGCCAAGTGCAAGTTCTTGGACATCCTGCGGAATAGCAATCGGTGCTTGAATGGATTTCTCTGCTGCCTGAATCTGCAAGACAGCGAAACGCGCACGTGCTAGTTGTACCGCTAGAACATCATCGAATTGACCGCGTGCTTCGCCATCAATAGATGAACGTACTGCTACACGCGCTAGGCATTTGCCGATTGCATTGGGAAGATTAGAGAGAACCAAGTTATTACGATCGGGTAGATAGATTAAGTCTTGGTCTTTGTCGTGATAGCGAACCATAGTGATGTATGGCGAGCCAGAGGCGTACTGAGTCTTAACAACAATCTGATTGTAGAACTCTGGGTATTGCATAGCCAAAGATTCTGCATCGGTATTGATGACTTGGGTGATCGAGATACAAC